GGTTTCTGATTCTGCTGGTGTAGTAATTACGCCGACTGGATCGGGCGCAGTCTTTACCGCTGTTCCAACCACTGGCGTAACTGCAACCGCAACCGCACCTACTGCAACTGGCCCAACTGCAATCGCAACTCCGACGATGGTTCTTCAGGGAACTGGTTACGTAACTGTTCCGGCAGTTGTCGTAGCGGGTGGATCTGGAACTTGTACCGCAACCGCATCCATCTCTGGTGGACACGTAACAGGAATCGCACTATCGGCCATCACTGGTTATACGACTGGTGATCAAATCACTCTTACAGTTGCTCCTCCGACAGGTGCAGTTGGAATCACATTCTCAAAAACAAGTGGTGGATCTAACTATCCAACTTCTGCTCCTCCGACCGTAACGGTATCGGGTGGAACAGGAACTCCTGGAACAGTTACCGCAACTGTTTCTGGTGGTCAGGTTACTGCAATTACCGCACCAAGCGCATCTGGTTACCTTGCATCTGACACCCTTACGGTATCGATTGTAAGTCCTGGAACTGGTGCAACTGCCGTAGTTACCATTAACGGCAACGGCGCAATTATCGCTGTCAGCGCTCTTAGCAAAGGAAGTGGTTATACCTTCCCACCACAGGTTTCTGTAGTTGGACCTGGAGTTGGTGCGGTAATTACCTCAATCCTTGGAACGGGTCCTGATGCTGATAAGGTCATCGGATACAATATCGGAAACAGTGGAACCAATTATACCACAATTTCTGGTAAGGTTCTCGCCTATGCAAGCAACCAACTTACGATTCGTCCTCTCACAGGATACTTTGAAGGTGGACAAGTAATTACTGGATTGACATCCGGTGCAGTTGGAACTATCGCATCATCAAATGGAATTTCTGGTGGAGCAGTTTACAAAAACCTTCGTGGTGGTGTAGACGGAAACGCTAATCTTGAAGATGGCGAATTTATCAGCGGCTACTCTCAGTTCCAATCCGCAGAAAACATCGACATTTCGTTGGTAATGGGTGCCGACTGTGACGCTACCGTCGCAATCTACCTTATCAATGACATCGCAGAATTCAGAAAGGATTGCGTAGTATTCCTTTCGCCGCCACAATGGACCTGTGTGAACAACGTAGGAAGCGAAGCAGCAGACATCGTAACTTACCGAAACACTCTTCCAAGTTCATCTTACTCCTTCATGGATTCAGGCTGGAAATATCAGTACGATAAGTACTCCGACATTTACCGCTGGGCACCTTTGAATGGTGATATGGCTGGACTTTGTGTACAGACCGATACAACCCGTGACCCATGGTGGTCGCCTGCTGGTTATAACCGTGGAAACGTAAAGAACGTTGTTCGCCTTGCATGGAATCCTCGTGCAGCGTTCCGTGATCTTCTGTACTCCAACGGTATTAACCCAGTTATCTCGCAACCTGGAGCAGGAACAATCCTCTTCGGTGATAAGACGATGCTTTCAAAGCCTTCTGCGTTTGATCGTATCAACGTTCGCCGCTTGTTCATCGTTCTTGAAAAGGCAATTTCAACGGCAGCTAAGTTCACCTTGTTCGAGTTCAACGATCAGTTCACTCAAGCAAACTTTGTGAACATGGTTAACCCGTACTTGTCCGATGTTCAGGGTCGTCGTGGTATCTACGACTTCCGAGTTGTTTGCGATCAGACCAATAACACTCCGACTGTTATCGATAGCAACCGATTCGTGGGCGACATTTACATCAAGCCTGCTCGTAGCATCAACTTTATCCAACTGAATTTTGTTGCGGTAAGAACGGGCGTAGACTTCAACGAGATTGTAGGTAAGTTCTAAGGGACTTACCTACTCCCTTCTAAATAAGAACAGAGGAATAACAATGGCATTTACTCCAGATACTTTTAGAGCTAAATTACAATACGGCGGGGCAAGACAGAATCTTTTCGAAGTTATTCTTCCTTTCCCACTGATTAGTAATGGCTCGTCACAGACAGAACAGTTTTCTTACATGTGTAAGGCTGCATCGCTCCCACCGGAAGAACTTGGAGTGATCCCAGTACCTTACTTCGGTCGTCAAATCAAGCTTCCTGGTGATCGTACCTTCCCTGAGTGGACCGTTACAGTCATCAACGATGAATCGTTTAACCTACGTGACGTTTTCGAAACGTGGTCCAACGCACTCAACGGACACTATTCGAACTTGCGTCTGCCTCTTGCTCTTTTCATGAGCGATTACGCAGCCAACGTTACCATTTACCAGTACGGTAAGACTGGCTCAGTAATTAAGGAATACGACATGATCGGCATGTGGCCTTCCGCTGTATCGCAAATTGATACCGCATGGGACACCAACGATCAGATCGAAGAATTCCAGGTCACCATGCAGTATCAGTGGTGGACTGCTCGAACCACCTACTAACCATAGGTTCTTTTACTGCCCGTACATCCCGCTGTCAAAAGGCTTGGTCGCAGAAATGCTGCCAAGCCTTTTTTGTGTTTACAACCCGGTCTATCTAAATAGAAATAGATGAGTTACTACGTTTATAAATTGACTTGTACAGTTAACGGCAAATTCTACATCGGTGCTTCCAATGATCCAATACGACGCTGGGTCGATCATCGAAGTAGAGCTAAACATGGTTCAATGAATCCCATTCATTGCGCTATTAGAAAATATGGGGCTAAGAACTTTGTTCTTGAAACTCTATTTTCCTCCGACGATAAAGAGGAAGTCTTTAATGTAGTAGAGCCTCAATTCATCAAAGAATCACAAGCAAATGTTAATGGTATTGGGTACAACTTAACTGAAGGTGGGGAAGGCGTCCGGTCGTCGTTTCATCGAAAACCACATTCCTCAGAAACCAAAGAAAAAATCCGAAAAGCGCACTTGGGTATGAAGTTTACATCAGAACACAAAGCAAAATTAAAGAGTGCTAAATCATCAACAGAAGCAAAGGAACATATGAGAAATTTGATGATGGGAAATCATCATGGAGCAGGGTATCACCAATCAGATGCCGCTAAACTGGCAATAGGTAGAGCACATCGAGGCAAGATTGTCTCCGAGGAAACTAGGAGAAAAATGAGTACTTCGGCTAAGTTGCGTAAAGCACAGGAGTGTAGTTAAATTCCGTACAATCTTTTTGGGTTTATTTTTAAGGATAAAAAGAAGGATCAATCCCCCGCATCGTTCGCCCCACCACAGAACGACGATGGTGCCATAGTAATCGAGCAGGGTGGAGCGTATGCCTCCGTCATCGATCTAGATGGCATCGTCAAAAATGAAATTGAATTGGTGACGAAGTATCGTGAAATGTCGCAACGTCCTGAAGTCGAGGGCGCAATCAGTGAAATCGTAAATGAGACTGTCGTTACTGAAGAAGAGAAATCTCCAGTTGCTTTGGTGACCGATAAGCTAAACATTTCGGATGAAATCAAACAGACCATTCACGAAGAATACGACAACATTTTGAACTTGCTTGACTTCAATAATGAAGGTCAAGACATTTTCAGACGATGGTACACCGATGGTCGATTGTACTTCCATATCATCATCGACCCGAATAAGCCACGAGATGGTATCCAAGAACTTCGGTACATCGATCCTCGCCGGATCAAGCCCGTCATCGAGACCGAAGTTTATGTAGGTGAGAATGGCGTACCGATGCAAATCGAAAAGCAAAGGTACTACGTCTACAATCAGTTCGGTACGGATGCAACAACCGCAACGACAGGCGTCAAGATTGCTTGGGATTCGATTTGTTATGTGCATTCCGGCATCCAGGAAACCAACAATACAATGATCCTGGGTTATCTGCATAAAGCATTGAAGCCCTCTAACATGCTGACGATGGTTGAAGATGCGACTGTCATTTATCGTCTCTCCCGTGCGCCTGAGCGTCGTGTATTCTACATTGACGTAGGAAACCTCCCAAAAAACAAAGCTGAACAGTATTTGAAAGACATCATGTCTCGATATCGAAACAAGATGGTCTACGATGCGACCACTGGTGAAATTCGAGAAGACAAGAAGTTCCTTTCATTCATGGAAGACTATTGGCTACCACGTCGAGAAGGTGGACGAGGAACTGAAATCAGTACCTTACCGGGCGGCGAAAACCTTGGTGAAATGGCGGATGTCGAGTACTTCAAAGAGAAGTTATACCAAGCGCTAAATGTACCTGTAAGTCGCTTACAGTCAGAGTCAACAATGAGTTTTGGTGAGGGTGCATCCATCACCAGAGAAGAAGTGAAGTTTGGGAAATTTATCTACCGACTTCGCAACCGATTCACTCAGTTGTTCGATCAATTACTCTCGACACAATTGATGCTCAAAGGCATCATTGCCAGAGAAGATTGGAATGTAATTCGCCAGAAGATTCATTACAACTGGCTCAAGGATACTTACTATTCAGAAATGAAGAATCTGGAGATCATTCAGAGTCGTGTTTCTGCGGTAGATCGTTTCATCAACTACGCTGGAAAGCTGGTTTCTTGGAGTTGGCTTCGTCGCAATTTGCTTATGCAGACTGAAGAAGAAATGAAGCAACTTGATGAAGAGATGGAAGCCGAGAAGAATGATCCTCGTTATCAGGCATTAGAGGCTATGACGAGCGGAATGCCTCCAGGTGGTATGGGAATGGGTGGCGGCATGGACGGAGGCATGGGTGGGCCAGGAATGGGCATGGAAGGCGATCCTAGCGCCATGGGTGGTCCCGCAATGCAAGGTGGTATGGGAATGGACCCTTCACAACAGGGAATGGACCCAAACGATCCTAATGCGCAAATGATGCAGCAACAACAGCAAGCACAACAAGATCAAGATGTCGATGATCACCAGCAAGCAGTTGTCGGAGCCGCCGCAGGACAGCAACAGCCGGAAGAAGACGATGAGGACCAAATTGATCCTGATGAACTTCCTACCGACAGAATCACACGTAATATTGAGGCTTTGTGGAAACGATGAAAAAAGTTGGAGCAAGTGGAAAAATCTATGTTGGCGTACAACGGCCAGCAGCAAAGAAAACCGAAGTTGTCACCGAAGTTTTAGTCAGTGTAAAGACACCAGATGTGGTGATAGCGACCAAACAAGAAGAACCTAAACCGGAACCAATTGTCGAAGTTCCGGTCGTTCCGTCGATAGACGACATTCCCGTGAACTTGAATCAAGAATCATGGAAAGCGAAGCGAGAAAAGAAGAAATTGCTTCCATATGGGCTAAAAGAAGAGTCTTCAGATGATTCGACTGAAGCGCACCAGTCATAAAACATAAATATACTTTCTGGGAGAGCTATATCAAAATGGGAAAATCAATCGTAAGGCTTATTGCGGAAGAATCTTCGGCACAGGCAGTTAATATCGTTGAGAAGGTTCTAGCAAAGAAGCTAGTAGAGGCTATCTCTAATCAAAAAAGTGTCGTCGCACTTCAAGCGTATGGAACTCTCGAAGAGTATTTCGGTGGAGACGAACCACCACAATTTGTAAGTCGAGATGATAATGCGTATGCTACATTTTTCGCAAATGCATTGAAGAAGTTTGGGGTTACTGGACCGGAAGATTTTACGGATGAAGTAGCCAAGAAACGATTCTTCGATTACATCGACACCAACTGGAAATCGCAAGATGCAGTCCAGGGTAAGAACATGAGCACTGGACAGCCGGGAATGGATCAGAATACTGGTTCACAATTACCTCCTCCAGCTACTCAACCACAACCACCAAATCAGCAAGTAATGGGTAATCAGCCGTCACCGATGGGTGGTGCGCAAGATCCTTCGATTGCAACGATGTCGCCTGCGGGTGGCCAGCAACCAATGGGAATGGCTGGTAGTGATCCAAGTTTGAATGCAATGCAAGGTGGTTTCCCTGGTGTTGGTCCAAATGCGAACAAGAATTCAATTACATTAGGCCAACAGCCGGGACAGCAACCAGGACAAGGACAACCTTGCCCACACTGCAATGG